TACAACTTTTATAACAACATTTACATATGATGTACTTACTCAAGCTGTATATTTTCAAAACGTTAACTTAGGTGCAGACTTTACAGTTAATTTAAGAGGAAATGCTTCTAATACATTAAACTCGGCTTTAGCTATAGGTGAATCTGTGACAGCTGCATTAATCACGAAACAAGGAAACACAACATTTTTTAATAACGTAGTACAAGTTGATGGAACAACAACTGGTGTTACATTAGTTTATCAAGGTGGATCAGCGCCAACAACTGGAAATGCTTCGTCTAATGATGTTTACACTTACACAGCAATCAAAACAGCTGCATCAACTTACACAATATTAGCAGCGCAAACTCAATTTAAATAAGGAGTAGAAAGAATGCCTTTAACTTCAACACGTGGAGCTGCATCAGCAAGAGGGTTTGGTTTTGGTGGTGGAGATAATGTAACTCCTTTTATTATAGCAACAGGTGGAACAGTTACAACTTCTGGAGATTACAAAATTCATACATTTACAGGTCCAGGCACTTTTCAAGTAACAAACAAGGGAACACCAGTTGGATCAAATTCAGTAGAATATTTAGTAGTAGGTGGAGGTGGAGGAGGAGGTATATCAGATTATTCTGGTGGAGGTGGAGGAGGAGGTTTTAGACAAAACTTTCCAAGTCCAGCAACAGGTGGTTTACCAGTTGCAAAAATAAGTTACCCAATAACAATTGGTTCTGGAGGTGGCTCCCCTGCAAGTGGTTCACCCTCAATATTTTCAACAATAACTTCAACAGGTGGAGGATATGGTGCTTCATATGTCGGTCCAAACCCAGGTGATGGTGCTCCAGGTGGATCAGGTGGAGGAGCAGCTTCTAATGCTGGTATAGGAGGATCTGGTAACACTCCTCCAGTAAGTCCACCACAAGGAAATCCTGGAGGAAATGGAGATGGAGATGGTGGTGGTGGTGGTGGTGGATCAGGTGGAAGTGGAACTCCTTCACCAGGAGGTAGGTCAGGAGGACCTGGAACAGCAACTTCAATTTCTGGACCCTCAGTAACATATTCTGCTGGTAACAGAGGTATTGGAGCCGGTACTCCTACAGGGCCTTCGGGTGGAGCTAATACTGGTGATGGAGGTGGAGCTGTTAATGGAACTGGTGGATCAGGTATAGTTGTAATAAGATATAAATTTCAATAAAAAATTATGGCACATTTTGCAAAATTAGAAACTAACGGAGAAGTTATAGCAGTCTTAACACTGAACAACAGTGATATGCTGAATGATTCTGGTGTTGAAGATGAATTAGTAGGTCAACAATATCTAGAGAGACATAATAACTGGCCAGCTCATATGTGGATTCAAACATCCTACAATACATATGGTGGACAACATAAAAATGGTGGAACATCATTTAGGGGAAACTATGCAGGTATTGGTTATATTTGGGATAAAGATAATCAAATCTTTTGGCCAAAGAAACCTTATACTTCATGGGTAAAACATATTCCAACAGCATCTTGGAAATCACCAATTGGTGATGCACCAGCATTAACTGAAGAACAAAAGACAACAAAATTTTACTATCAGTGGAATGAAGAAAATCAAAACTGGGAATTAATTTCTTAATTATATTTGATATTAACGTAAAATTTTGATATATATTTTGCAAATATGCAAAAGAAAGTTTTATCAGAAATAGATTTATATTTTGGTCAAATAGACATGCCTAAAGGTTTTGAAATAGACCGAGAAAAATTATGTATAGATATTTTATTATTTAAAAATTATAATGATAATTTCCCATTTTCAAAATCATGGGATATGTTACAAACTTATTTACGTGAACACATAAATTTAAAATATGGTTTTACATTAATAAACAAAAAAACATTTGGAGAAATTTATAAGCCAAGAGAATACTCTCCTTCTTTATTACAAGTTGATCCTGTAGATTTAAGACATTCACCAGATTATGTAATGTTATATGGAGTTAATGTTGGAAAAGATTCTTGCAAAGTATTTATAGAATATAATGATAACAGAAGAAAAGGTAGGAGTTGGGAAATATTTTTAAATGATAATGACTTTGTAATGTTTCCTTCTACACAAAGATATCATGTAACTGCTAATACATCAGAACAATTAAATTTTATATTAACTACTACTTATGAATTTATTTAATTATTATTGGTGCTTTAAATCAGCTTTAACTCCAAAGTTTTGTGATGATGTTATTAAATATGGTCTACAACATCATGAAAATTTAGCTATTATCGGTGGACATGAAATAAATAGAAATTTAAAAGAAAAACCATTAAAAGAAGAAGATATAGTAGACTTAAAAAAGAAAAGAAATTCAAATGTTGTTTGGTTAAATGACCGTTGGATCTATAAAGAAATTCAACCTTTCATTCATCAAGCAAATAAATTAGCAGGATGGAATTTTGATTGGAATTTTTCTGAATCTTGCCAATTTACAAAATATAAACTAAATCAATATTATGATTGGCACTGTGATTCTTGGGATAAACCATATGATAAACCAGAGGATCCAAATAGTCATGGAAAAATTAGAAAGTTATCTATGACTTGTCAATTAACAGATGGATCAGAATATACAGGTGGTGAATTACAGTTTGATTGTAGAAATTATGATCCACACATGCGTGATGAAGATAAACATGTGTTGACTGTAAAGGAAATACTTCCTAAAGGCTCTATAGTTGTATTTCCTTCTTTTGTGTGGCATAGAGTTCAACCAGTAACGAAAGGAACAAGATATTCTTTAGTTGTTTGGAACTTAGGATATCCATTTAAATAATATGTTTATAGAAGAATATTTTAAAACACCATTTTGGTTTGAAGAAAAACTAGATTTTTTAAAATCACTTACTAAAGCAACTGACAAATATATTAAAGAAGCTAGAGAATTAAAAAAAGAAGATATTAAAAAAAATAATGATTTTGGTACTTCATATCATTCAACTACATTAACTTTAGATTCTAAATTTAAAGATTTTCATAATTATGTAGGTCAAAAAGCTTGGGAGTTTTTAGATTGGCAAGGATTTGATATGCAACAATATACAACTTTATTTTCTGAAAGTTGGGTGCAAGAATTTTCTAAAAATGGTGGAGGTCATTGTTCTGCACATATTTACCCTAATCAACATGTTAGTGGATTTTATTTTCTTAAAGCAAGTGAAAATACTTCTTTACCAATATTTCACGAACCTAGAACAGGAGCACGTTGCACAAAGTTAAAATTAAAAAAACAAGATGAAATCACTCATGGCACAGATATTATACATTTTAAAGTGAAACCTGGAGTGCTTTTGTTTTTTCCAGGTTATATGGAACATAGATTTGCAGTAGATCATGGTAAAGAACCTTTTAGATTTATTCATTTTAATATACAAGCAGTTCCTAAAGAAATGGCAAAGGTAAATATATAATGACTAAATATAATTTTAAAAAAGATAAATTCACTGTAATTGAAAAAGCAATAGATTCAAAAATTGCAAACTTTATTTACAATTATTTTTTAATGAAAAGACAAGTTGCAAAAACAATGTTTGATGCAAAATATATTTCTCCATTTACAACTGAGTTTGGCGTATGGACAGATCAACAAGTGCTCAATACTTATTCACATTATGCTGATATTGCAATGGAAACTTTATTATTACTAGTTCAACCTATTATGGAAAAAACAACAGGATTAAAATTAAATCCAAATTATTCTTATGCAAGAATTTATAAAAAAGGAGATGTACTACATCGTCATAAAGATAGATTTTCCTGTGAAATATCTACAACATTAAATCTAGGTGGAGATTCATGGCCAATATTTATTGAACCAAATCCTAAAATGGGAGAAATTATTGAAGGTAAAGGGTATGTTTCCAAAAATACAAAAGGAATAAAAGTAGATCTAAAACCAGGAAATATGTTAGTATATCGCGGAAATGAATTAGAACATTGGAGAGAAGAATTTAAAGGTGAAGATTGTGTTCAAGTTTTTTTACACTACAATAATATTGCAACTAAAGGATCCAAAGAAAATATTTATGACCGTAGAATTCATCTAGGTCTTCCTGCTTGGTTTAAAAAAAATGGATAAAAATTAAAAAGACTTGTTGTTAAATAAATTTAAAAAAAGTTATACCAACCTGTAATTATATATTTTACTTCTTTATTTGAAGGACATCCTCTATGAACAAAATTCCAATTTGCTGGCCAAATAACTGTTAATCCTTCTTCAGGTTTAATTTTTAATTTTTGATACATCCATTCTGTTTCTCCTTTATTTTTAACAGTATTTAAGTATGTCATAAACACTAACATTCTTGTTGCATTTGACACGGCTGATTGTTCTGTATGCCATTTAAAAAAACCTTCTTTAGGTTTATATTTTTGAATATTTATAGTTTCAACAATTTTCCATGGATCTAAATGTAGATCTAATTCTGGGAAAATTTTTTTATAGTTTATGATACAATTATTTAAAGTTTCATAGTAAAAATTATAGGTAGGATCATTACCACTAATATAAAAATCAGTTGATTTTTTTATTTTTGGTGCATAACCTCCTTTAACAATACCTTTTACTTGTTGTTCTTTATTTTCTTCAAATAGTTTTATTAATTTCTTACAGACTGATTTATCTATATACCAACCTTTAATAAAACCATCTAATTTGTTGATTTTATGCTCTTTCATGGTACTATCTATAACTCAAAATTTTGATAAAATAAAGTCTTATGCCTTTACAGAAGATACAATTTAAGCCAGGATTTAATAAACAACAAACTGCAACCGGAGCCGAAGGGCAATGGATTGATGGTGATAATATAAGATTTCGTTATGGCGAACCACAAAAGATAGGTGGTTGGCAAGAATTAGTTAATAAAACCCTCGCGGGCGTCGCGCGCGACCAGCTTACTTGGACTGCTTTAGATGGTAAAAAATATGCAGCTATTGGTACTTCTA